TTTTTTTATTAAACCGTCAGATTTATGTATCTCCTGAGGCTACCAGGTAGAGGGCAACAAATAAAAGCGCCCTTTAGAAAGAGGTGATGGATATGAAGCACAATCTAAAAATTAGTGTTTCAAAGAAACCACAGACAGGCGGGATTGTTACTTACCGTAACTTTTCCGTGAGGGAGCGCATCCTTCGATTCCTTCTTGGGGGAAAACAGCGTGTAACGATTGTAATCCCCGGAGACAGCATCGAGGAACTCTCTATCTGTGAGATGACGAAAGGAGGAAATGACCTTGAGCAAAATAAAGTTACTGCTTGATGTGGTAAATGATATGCGAAGTCTTGCTGATAGCATACAAGCGGTTTGTGATGCAATGGCAGATAGCGATTCTGCTCCAAAAGAAACACCTACCACAAAGACAGAAAAAGCAAAGGAGCCGGATATTTCGCTGGAAAAAGTGAGAATGGTACTTGCCGAAAAAAGTCAGCTTGGCTTTACCGCTGAAGTGCGGGGCATCATCGGGAAGTATGGTGCTGACAAGTTAAGTGCTGTTGATAAGGCTTATTATGCTGACATCTTGAAAGATGCGGAGGTTCTTGGGAATGGGTAATCATGCAATATTATCTGCATCTTCATCACACAGATGGCTTCATTGTTTACCGTCTGCAAGGCTTGAACTTGAGTTTGAAAACACAAATGGAGAAGCAGCAAAAGAAGGTACAGCAGCCCATGCCCTCTCTGAACACAAGCTAAAAAAGGCACTTCGAATCAGAAGTAAGAGGCCTACATCAGAGTATGATTCAGATGAAATGGAAGAATGCACGGATGCCTACGTTGACTTCATCATGGAGCAGGTAGAACTTGCAAGAAAGTCTTGCACAGATCCTATCATTCTTATTGAACAACGTCTTGATTTCTCTTGTTATGTTCCAGATGGTTTTGGGACAGGAGATTGTGTGATCATCTCAGATGATAGACTTCACATTGTAGATTTCAAATATGGTATGGGAGTGCTAGTGGATGCAGAGGACAATCCACAGATGAAACTGTATGCATTAGGCGCTTTAGAGATTTATGACAGCCTATACGACATCAAAGAAATATCAATGACAATTTTTCAACCACGAAGAGAAAATGTCAGCACATGGACTGTTTCGGTAGAAGAACTAAAAGCCTGGGCAGAAGAGGAACTAAAACCAAAAGCCGCAAAAGCCTATCAAGGTGAAGGTGAATATATGCCTGGCCCGTGGTGTACCTTCTGCAGAGCATCCACCAGATGTCGTGCTAGAGCAGATGAAAATCTGAAACTGGCACAGATGGAGTTTAAGATACCACCGTTACTTACAGATAGTGAGATAGAAAAAGTTCTAACCATTCTTCCCGACCTTACCAAATGGGCGAATGAGATTACTGCTTATGCGACAGACGCTGCAGTCAATCACGGTAAAGAGTGGCATGGTTTTAAGGTTGTGGAAGGTCGATCTGTCCGAAAGTATAAAGATGAAAATGCAGTAGCAGAAAAAGCTGTCATCAGCGGATATAAGGACATTTATCGTAAGAGCCTCATCCCTATGACAGAGATGCAAAAATTGATGGGTAAAACCAAATTTGAGGAAATTCTAGGAAACCTCATTTATAAACCACCGGGCAAGCCGACTCTTGTCCCTAACTCGGATAAAAGACCGGCGATGAACGTAGCTGATGCAAAAAACGAATTTAACGAAATTATGGAGGGTTAATATTATGAGTAAAATCGAAAACAGAACTAAAGTTATTACAGGTGTAAACACAAGGCTTTCTTATTTTCACGGATGGGAGCCAGTATCCATCAACGGTGGCACAGAAAAATATAGCGTATCTGTGCTTATTCCCAAAGACGATACAGAAACCATTAATGCTATAAATGCTGCAGTGGATGCAGCCATTGAGGAAGGCATCGCTAAATTTGGTGGAAAGAAACCGAACAAAGCGGCAATTAAACTGCCACTGCGTGACGGAGATGTAGAGCGTGATGATGAGGCTTATAAGGGGCATTATTTTATCAATGCCAATAGCAAAACTGCTCCACAGATTGTAGATAAAAGTGTTAAACCTATTATGGATCGCAGCGAAGTGTACAGCGGTTGCTATGGTAGAGTTTCACTCAATTTCTATGCTTTTAACTCAAACGGTAATAAGGGTGTTGCTTGTGGTTTGGGTAATATTCAAAAAATTAAGGATGGAGAGCCACTTGGTGGAAAGACCTCTGCAGCAGATGATTTTTCAACGCTTGCAGATGATGACTTCCTTGCCTAAAAAAAAGGATCGATTGATGGTGGTGGTGGAGGTATTTCCTCTGCCACTTATTTTTTTAGGAATGGAGGTAGGAAATGAAGAACCTTGAAATCGATATTGAAACCTACTCATCTATAAACTTACAAAAGAGTGGTGTTTATCGCTATGTGGAGGCAGATGATTTTGAAATAATGTTGTTTGGCTATTCTGTTGATGGTGGCGAAGTTAAGGTGATAGATTTAATGGCCGGAGAAAAGATACCTGGCGATATACTGGATGCCTTAACTGATGAAGACATTACCAAGTGGGCATTTAACGCTCAGTTTGAACGTGTATGCCTTTCTCGTTACCTTGGATATCCTTTTGGATCTTATCTAAACCCTTCATCGTGGAAATGTTCAATGGTGTGGTCAGCCTATATGGGACTTCCCCTTTCTTTGGAAGGTGTGGGAGCCGTTCTTGGGCTTGAAAAACAAAAACTGACGGAAGGGAAAGACCTAATCAGATATTTTTGTGTTCCGTGTAATCCTACTAAAACAAATGGTGGTAGAAATCGTAATCTACCAAGTGATGAAATGGAAAAGTGGAGGAAGTTTATAGCTTATAACAAGCGTGATGTTGAAACAGAAATGTTAATTCAGCAAAGACTTATTAAGTTTCCTGTGCCAGTTGAAATATGGGATGAATATCTTCTCGACCAAGAAATCAATGACCGCGGCATTAAGGTAGACATGGATTTTGTAAAACAGGCGATTGCTACAGATGAGATTTCTCATACTAAGTTGATGAGTCAGATGCAGGAAATAACAGAACTTGATAACCCAAACTCGGTACAGCAGATGAAAGGTTGGCTCGCTGAAAATGGTCTTGAGACAGACACTCTTGGCAAAAAGGCTGTGGCAGAACTATTAAAGGATGCACCGGATGACTTGTCTGAAGTTCTTAAACTCCGTCAGCAGCTTGCAAAATCGTCCGTTAAGAAATATACGGCAATGGAGAATGCTGTTTGTGCAGATTTACGTGCCAGAGGAATGTTCCAATTTTATGGTGCAAACAGAACTGGTCGCTTTGCAGGAAGGCTTGTACAGTTACAAAATCTACCTCAGAACCATATGCCGGATTTAAAAGAGGCACGAGGCATAGTAAAGAGCGGTGATCATGAAACCCTTGAAATGCTCTACGAAGATATACCTGACACGCTCTCACAACTTATCCGCACAGCCTTTGTACCAAAAGAAGGCAATAAGTTTATAGTTGCTGACTTTTCGGCTATTGAGGCTCGTGTGCTGTCTTGGCTTGCGGGTGAACAGTGGCGAAATGAAGTTTTCGCAAATGGCGGTGATATATATTGTGCATCGGCATCACAGATGTTTAGAGTCCCTGTTGAAAAGCATGGTGTAAATGCTCATTTAAGGCAGAAAGGTAAAATTGCAGAATTGGCACTTGGTTATGGTGGATCAGTGGGTGCTTTAAAGGCTATGGGAGCCCTAGAGATGGGAATTTTAGAAGAAGAACTAAAACCCCTTGTTAATGCCTGGAGGCAGGCCAATCCGTACATCGTAAAATTCTGGTGGGATGTGGATAGAGCAGCTAAGAGGTGCATTAAGGAAAAAAAGTCTCAAGAAGTTCAAAATATCAAGTTTCATTACATGAGTGGAATGCTGTTTATTGTTCTTCCTTCTGGCAGAAAGCTTGCCTATGTAAAGCCTCGTATTGGAGAAAATATCTTCGGAGGTGAATCAGTTACTTATGAGGGAGTTGGTGCTACAAAAAAATGGGAGCGGATTGAAAGTTATGGACCCAAGTTTGTAGAAAACATTGTTCAAGCAATCTCCCGTGATATTTTAATGTATGCCATGAAGACACTTAGCACTTGTAACATCGTGGCTCATGTACACGATGAAGTAATTATTGAGGCTGATCAAAGCCTGTCACTTGATATGGTATGCAAGCAGATGGGCAGAGTACCTCCCTGGGCAAAGGGACTGCTCCTTGATGCCGATGGCTACGAATGCGATTTTTATAAGAAAGATTAAAGAAACCATCAGATTTCACCTCCCGCCGTGGCTACCAGGTAGGAGGTGTTTTTTTTATGAACATTATTGAAGTGAAAGATGGTTCTCCTATCAAGGGTGAGACAGAACCGATGTCAGAAGAACAGTTACAGAAAGAATATGACTTTTATATAGCTGAGAGCATTGTAGGCATGCTCTATAAAGAGGGCAAGATTACACAAGATGAACTACACAAAATATCAGCATTAAACCGCCAGAAATTCTCTCCGAAGTTAGCCGAGATAATGCCCTGAAACACTTGCTATTATTACCTTTTAGAGTGATATATGTAATAGCAGAAAGTGAGGTGAGATGATGAAAAAGATAACGAAAATAGATGAACTGCCCAAATCACAGCCATCAAAAAGCAAACTTCGAGTTGCCGCTTATGCAAGGGTTTCAACGGATAGTGATGACCAGCTGGTAAGCCTTAAAGCTCAGCGGGAACACTATGAAAACTATATTAAATCCAATCCGGAATGGGAGTTTGCCGGACTTTATTATGACGAAGGCATATCAGGCACAAAGAAGGAAAAACGACCTGAACTTCTCCGTATGATTCGTGATTGTGAAAGTAATAGGATTGATTTTATTATCACCAAATCCATCAGTCGTTTTGCACGAAATACCACGGATTGCCTGGAGCTGGTAAGGCTTCTAATGGATATCGGTGTTTATATTTATTTCGAGAAAGAAAATCTGAATACAGGTGATATGGAAAGTGAATTAATGCTTTCTATTTTATCTGGTTTTGCTGCTGAAGAGTCCGCGTCTATTTCACAGA